CACACTGCTAAAGAAGGTATCGGTTATGCCATCCCAAAGTTTTATAAAAAAAGTTTTAATCGGTTCCCAGTTTTTAATAATTAAAAACACCGCAGCGGCTATGGCAACAATCGCGGCCAGTATCCAGCCCACGGGCGTCGCAAGAATGGCTACCCCTAATGCTTTGATCACTAACACCGCTGACCATAATGCACTGACCAGTGAACCACCAACAATCACAGCGAGTGCGCCGAGCACCGCATTCATCAGCCCGACGTTTTGGCTTAACCAACGCCCAAAGGTAATGAGGGGTTTTATGGCATCGAGCATTTGCTTAAAGCCTTGCCATATTTTTTGTAAGCGTTGTGGTAAATTTTGTGCAAAGCCTTTTGCCCATTGTTCTATTTGGGGGCGTATCTTGACAATGAGACTGGTCAGGCGACCAATTAACACATTAAACACGGGCAGCACTTTACTCACTATCACATTACGCACACCGGCAAACGCTTCACTTAACTGAAACATTTGATCTTTATAATCTGCTGCGGATTTAATTCCGGCTTTATCAATCAACCCTAAGCGACGTTTTTCTTCACGTTGATGGGCAATGGCTTTTGCACCGGCGTTCATAATATTGGTGAGGGGTAAACCGGCGCGTGAAAAGGCCGCTGAAGTTAATGCGGCTTTTTTAGATTCATCTGTGATTTTACCGACAGCATTAATATAAAGATTAAAAGCGGCTTCAACCGAGTTAGCGCTTTTGAGTTGCTCTAATAACGCAGGCGAGACTTTTTTAAGCAGCGTTGTCAGTCCACCGGTGCCCGCTTTGGCCTCCCCTAATCGTTTACCAAACGCCGATAGCGAATTATTAAATAGATCCTGAGAGACACCATTGAGTTCAGCAACATGCTGCCATTCCTGTAATGCCTGGCTACCAAATCCTAATCGCCGTGCGGTTTTATCAATTTTATCCCCGGCGGTAGCAAAGCTATTGATCAGTGCAATGCCTGCGCCGGCGGCAACCCCGGTTATCAGCCCAAGTTTTTTAAGCACCCCGCCAATACTGCTGGCCATATTACCCGCGTGGGTACGAGCGCTTTTAAGGGAGCGAATGAATTTACCTAAACCGGCGGCTTTGTTAAGATTTCTAAGGGAGCGATTAACGATACGAATGGGACGGGAGAGTTTTTGGATGCTGCGATTGATCTTTTGCATCGGCGCAGTGATCCTGTCAATTGCGGAGACCACAACTGATAGGACGGGGCGTTTTGCCATAGATATTACCCTTTAGGCTATTGACGAAGTTTTACTATTTCTCTTAGCCGTTCCCCCCGGAATTGATGTAAAATGGGTATATACAAAACAGCCAAACACGAATGAGCGCACAATGAATTTCGAATGGGATGACGAAAAAGACAAAATCAACAAAAACAAGCACAAATTGCCTTTAGAGGCCGGTATCACGGTATTTGATGACCCTCAATGTATCGACTTTCAAGATACACGTGAGGTCTATAAAGAAGAGCGTTATATCTCGATAGGGCGAGATCATAAAACGCAAATATTGTATGTTGTCTATACTATGAAAGGACACTATACAACTCGACTAATTTCAGTACGTAAGGCAACGAAACAGGAATGCCGACTGTACGACAGCCAATGGTGAATGACATGGGAAAAACAATGACACGGGAACACACGCCGGATGCACCGTTTGATGATAGCAATATCGACTACTCTGAAGCGGATGCGTTGACTGAGGAGCAGATTGAAAATGCGGCAAAATCTGATCCCGATGCACAACCACTCACTGAAGAGGACATTAAACATCTTAAAATAAGACGCCCAAACCGTGATAATAATGAGCACCTGAAAAATGGGTAAAAAAACACATAAAATGCATATTGCTGGAGCACCAACAAAACCGGTACCTAATGTTAGTTTTGTTCGTGCAATGAGTGATGAAGAAGCGCTACGCAGAGCAAAAGCAGACCCTGATGCGCAACCACTGACCACCGACGTTATTAAAAAATTAAAACGTGTCCCCCATCGTAAACAAAGTTAAGAACCGATTAGATTAGATGTACTACAACTTAGAAATCTCTTTTAATCTTTCCACCCAGAACTGAACATCCTCAACCTCCATGTCCCAGCAATGGGGTGGCTGAATATGAAAGTGATAAGCAAACAATCCTATCGCCTGCCGCCAGTCTACTGGCCAGCGTCGATAAAATTTCCAACAACGGTTAACACCTCGGTCATATCGCTCATACCCAACTCATCAATCACCGAGGGCGGTTGGCCTGCGAGTTTTGCGGCTAAATCCAACAGGTCACCTGTATTAGGTTCCAATGGCATACTGCGCAGGTGTTTCGCTTTAGGCGGTTTTATTTCCAGTACAGAAATGATTTCAGCCCCCTGCTCAACCGGCTCACTTAAGGGTATGCTCTTCACTTTATTTTTTGCCATTATCGAATTTCCTCACCATTAGCGGCTTCAAATTTAACGGTTATATTGGCCTCTTCACTGGAGACATTTCCGTCCCCGGCATACCAGGCATTTCTTAACAGGAACACTTTTCCATTGGCTAACTCCAGGGTAGCCGTGACACCATCGAGGGTGACCAGTCGTTTTAAATCCAGCTCGGGGTGATCGGTAATCTCCCCTTCAATAAACGCGGCTTGCTCGGTTTCTTTAAACCCTTCGGAGCCGGGAATAAATTCCCGTGTGGGGATACCCAGGTTATAGGTAAACCCACCCTTCACCTGATACATTTCACCATCGATTTTCAGGAACAATATTCCCGCGAGACGATTGGACATCGTTCACCTCTTTTTTAATATTGAATGTTTAAATGAACAAAAATGGAATGATTAATCTGATTTAAAAATTACAGTCTAAAGTCGATGCGCACCGCTAAGATACGTAGCTGGTTAACTAAATTCGGTGGCAAAATAACATCCAGTCGATTGGGATCGTTCTGGTTTATTTCAACGATTAAATCCCGTTTGAATTGATCGAGATCTTCCACCAACCCAATGCGCTCCCAATCACCGAACAGGGCAATGAGTTCTGCACGCATGATTTTAGGGGTAACGATGGCCTGTCCCGGCCCAAACCGGGTGCCGTCTTTTGCAAGTTTATGCCGTGCATATTTTTGCGCAATACGTGCGCGCATCGTAAAGCGTAAATACGATAAGGTGAGTAAGGTATTTACATCGAGGTAACTCGGATCAGGGGAGCCGAAGGCATTGGTTTTATAGGTGGTAATCGCACGTTCAAGTCGCACCGCATTACCCGCATCGGTGACACTGGTGGCAATGCCATCAAACAATAATAGGTTGCGCTCCCCAAAGGTTAAACGATCTGTTTCAAGCGGTGGCATGTCGCCTTTTAATACCAGGGTTTGAAACGGACGGGCTGGATCATTTTGTGCAGCGCGTGAAATAATGCCGGCAATCATGGCTGCCCGCACATAAGGCGCTTTTGGATAGGCGTGAGATTCAAACAAACAGACATGGGGTGAGTTACGGCTATCGCCTATAGTCGATAGGGCTGAAAAATTACCCGCCACCGCACTGATCGCCACCCCATCAATGGCGCGTATCGGCTCAAAGCGTGAGGCCAGTTCCTGTTCGATTACCGATAAGTTTGCCGCGTCGGTAAAGGGGTTAATAATCAGGTTGTACCATGTATCCCCAATCGCACTCAACGCATCCGCAAGATCCGGATTACCTGCGCCCCCGGACAAGGGAATAATATCCAAACTTAATCCCGCGGGGATTTGCTCACCAGTGTGATAGTTCACCCGCACATCTAAACCGTTTGCGGCTTCACCGCTGTGGTTCGAGATTAATTCAACCGTGTTAGCACGCGCGAGGGCATTCACCGGCAAATCATTTCGGTTAATCACCGTCACCATAGCGCTGACCACTTGTGTTGCGCTCATTCCCGCACTCACCACAACCGGTATTCGTGTGCCAGCGATGTAGAGATAAATTATTCCGGCCTGTGTGGCATTACCTGTTATTGTTATCTCGCCTGTTGCTGGAATGCCACTGGGCACTTCATCTTCACCACCCCCATTATCATCAAGGGCAATCACCACCAACTCACTCAGTGGATCATTATCCCGAAAGGCTTTTACCATGGCGGTGATCATTGACCTGGCCCCAAAGAACTCAGCCGCCTGATCGGCACTGCTCACCTGCACCGGCGTTAGGGGTTCTACGCTGCCCGTTTGAAGCCCTTGCCCGATCAGTAATATTTTATACGGCTGTTTAACCAAACCCGTGACTGCAAAACTGTTATTAAATTCACCGTAAAGTCCGGGCACCCGCAGGTTGTTGGGGATTAACTCAAAGCTAATGGCCATTTATGTTTCTCCGATTGCATTTTTTTTACGGGTTTTAAGACTGTTTTTTTCGGTGATGTCTTTTTCAATCAGCACAGGTTCAGGTGATTGTGTTTTGGTTGTGAGCATTACGCTGCCATCTTTTAAACGCCGGCGCAGAAATACACTGTTGGGGACATCCAGTGGGTTTTCAGTTACAACAATGCCATCGGGAAACGGGCAGCGTTTGCCTTTGGGGGTTTTAATAAACATCGTGTTCTCCAGAAAATACCGTGAAAGTGTCATAAACGTACGAGTAAGATTTAAAAATTAATGCGCGTTGTTATATCAGTGACCTGATCGTTATTACTGTCGAGATCAAATTCAACAAGACTTAAGTCATTGGGCTCGTTAGTCAGGTTGGTAAACGTAAAGTACTGAACATCAAAGGTGAGCCGTGCGAGACAAAACGGTTTTGCGCCTTCATTAAAAAACTCAATATCCGTATTGGATAACAGAACATCATTGACCAGCGCACCGAAACTATCATCCTGGTGAACTAAATCTTCAACACGATCCGCAAAGCGATCCACCACATCATCACAGTCGTACAGCCCCTCAACTTTAATTTCCACCAGCAGTTCCAGATTACGATCTAACTCACGTGGCGCTTCAGCGAACTTTTCTGTGGATTCCGAGCGGGTGTAGATTAAAATAGCTGGGAGATTTTCATTGGTTAATGCCCGCAACCGTGAACTGAATACCTGCACGTTTTGAATGTTCTCACGCAGCAGTGTTGTCACATGCTTACGGATTTGTAATCGTAGATGACTCATAACAATAAAATACCGTTAGTCCTGTTGCATCGGGTTGAATTTCACGCACCTGATAAACTTTGTTTTTGATGATCACTTCATCGTCCATTTTCAAATCTAATGTGTCCTGTGTTTTGCAGGTGATTTGCGGGGATGAAGAGGCGATGATGGCGTCATTACCAATGCTGACAAAATCATCATCAAAGACGGCTTCAATGGTACGCGGCGGTTGGTTGTAGGGATGGATCTGTATTGGAATAGCAAAATGCACAAAGAAATCATCGTTGGCAAGGGCCAGATCATCATCGAACATTTTTACTGCCCACAAAAAAAGGCGCTTGATGCGCCTTTTTATTAATGAAATTTAAAATATATAAAATTAATAAAGCTCGTTAATCTGAAAAACATCAGAGATAAAATCACAAAACTTATCTGGATGATTAAAACACTTATTTATTTCATGATTGCTTAACGATTGCATCAACTCCAGAAAGGGCACAAGCTGCACATAAACATCTGAATCAACCCGCAACTCGCGCTGCCATTGATTGGCTCGACGATAAAAGGTAAAGCCAATCTCAAAGTGATCATCATCGGTCTGAGCAATTAAAAACACGCGCTTAACATCAAAATTCAACCCGGTTTCTTCGTGGTATATTTTCGCTTCGCGCCTGACATAATGGTAGTTAATTTCGTTTTCTTCTGACATGGTTTGTTTCCTTTTTTTGTTTCTTCTTATTTTTAACGTGCCCCTAATATCGCTTGGAAAACAAACACTATCCAGTCATTTAAGCCTTATTTTTGACTTGTTCTTTTAAATAAATAAACCAAAAAAACACCCCTGAAACACATCATTGTTTTTAATAAAAAATATTTTGAAAATGCGTTTCAGGACTGTTTATTGCAAGGTCATTTTGAGCGGGGTTAACTTGTCAAAACCTTCACCAACACCGCCGGGCGATAGCAAATCGGCAATGGATTGGACTGGGTATGTATATCAATCCCTCGCCCGAATTTACGTTCTTCCTGTTTTGCATAGAGCAATTGCCCAATGGTATTGGTCGTTTCAATAAAGTCTGCAGGTGCGACCAGGGTCTCGAATGTATTTAATGTCCCCATTGGAAAGGCATGTCCTTCGCTTGCTGCGATAAATCGCCGGGTATTGCCTTCAATGTCTAACGAGCGCCCCCGGTACTCTTCAAATGTGACACCTGCAAAATTAAACCCTTCTCGCATATCAGTGCGCAGTAACTCACCATCGCGCCAACGCTCATACGCTTCACGTACTTTTGGATGGTCCACCAAAGCATCAAAAAACTCCTGCGACACGAGAACGTGTACACCCCGCATGGCTTCACCGAGCAAATTGTCTTCCATATGGCGCAATAGATCGATGCATTTTTGTTTAACATCCGTATCAACATCACTTAATTCAAAGTCGACATCAAACGGGGTGATATTAAATTCATCATAGAGGTTATAAATGACCGAACCATCCGAATCGAGTATCTCGCCTTTTAATGCACCCATGCGCAAGTGCTCAAGCGTGATGCCATGATTAACCCGCATACTTTGCAACTTGTCATTCATTAACTGTGACAAGGCCACCATGTCATCTTCTGAACCAAACGAGCGAAGGCCGTCGTATTCTTCCGGTAATATATCGGCATCATGGGGAATATGGGGCACAACAAAGGAGCGCACATTGCGTTTTGCCATTTTATGAACCGTACCCGGTGAGCCGACGGGTTTTGTCGGCAATAATGTCAAAATACCATTTTTCATTTCAACAATGACGGTGCGTGATCTCACACCCTTTACCGGCATGATCTTCATTTCTCTTAATCGGCCGTAATTATTAGGCAACAGATTAATGGCTTTGGTCAGTTCTGCCATTTCAAAAGCAGGATTGTTAAACGGGTTTTGTATCATGGTGTAGGTCCTATGGAATAAGCAGTAAAAATAAAAAGAGGGAATGTATGTTTAACGACGAACTAAAATGCCGTTGGCTTTGAGTTGCGCTATGGCCAGTTCATGCGCTTGCGTTGTCATCTCAACGGGCCAGACAAGGCCATCGGCTTTTACAATTGCGTGGCGTGTAATGCCGACGGTTTCAACTGCGCTGAGGGCAGCATTGATATTACGCACGGCGATGGCCGCTGCATTCTCAGAACCATCCGTCGCGGCAGAATCTAATGCGGCATATTCACCGGATTCAATGATTTGACCCAATACCTGGCCAATGGCGATAACCTCTGGGGCCGCAATGGTGATTTCATCACGGCTGTAATAAAAGTTTTCTTCTTCATATAAAAGTACATCTCCCAAGTTAATGGGTTCTGCCAGGACGGTGGACATAATATTCTCCAGTAATTTTCTACAGGCAATAAAAAACTCGCTATAAAGCGAGTTTTTTATTGATTAATTTTTTTAGGTTGTCAGGTTTAGGCGATTGAACTTTCCGCTCGTCTTTGTGCATCTCGCACCAGTGGATTTTCTTGCTCACCACTTTGAAAGGGCGTCACAGTTGATGTTATGTGTGCGTGATCAGAATCGGCTGCCATCGCATTTAAAATTTTATGACTGGCTTCTTCCACGCTGAGTCCTTCTTCAATATATTGTAGGGCCATGTGTTGTTTGTTCATGGTGGCACAGGCTTGCATTACTGCGGTTATGCGCATGCGTTCTGCTTGCAAAATGTTATGGCTGAGCGTTTCAGTTAGTTTGGGTGTCAGTTCCTGCTCAACCTGTTGACGAAGTGCGTTTAGATCAAGGGGTTTTTCTAGCTTTGTTTCAATGGACACTTCCGGTTTTACTGGTTGTGTTTCAGTTGAAATTTCGGTTTCAGGCTTGCTGGCCTTATGTGTCATAGTCGTTACCTCATGTGTGATGGATGAAATGGCATGGTGAATGGATGAAACGGTATCGGCTAAGCCCGCTTTAACCGCATGTTGTCCGAAAAAAAGTCCGGCCTGTGTGTTTCTAATAACCGCTGTGCTTAAACCCCGGTTACGCGCCACCGTGTCAATAAATAAATCGTAGGTTTCATTGACCTGTTGTTGTAACTGAACAAGTGCCTCATCATCCAATGGTTCATGGGGATTGAGATCATTTTTTCGCTCACCTGCAAATACCGTCGTTACATTTAATCCGTTTTGCTTATCTTTTTCTGACTGATCAATGTGCGCGGCTATCACACCAATACTGCCAACACCGGCGGTGCGTGGCACAATAATTTTATGGGCCGCAGATGCAAGTGCATAGGCACCCGAAAACCCCGACTCATTAATGAGTGCGGTGATGGGTTTTATATTACGCGCTTCATAGATACGATCCGCTAAATCAAATACACCATTAACTTCACCACCAGGGGAATCTATATCCAGTACAACCTCACTGGCATCACTTTCAAGGGCCGCAATAAATTGTTCTTCAATCTTTGCATAGGAAGTAAGACCTGATAGCGGCTCAAGCCCCATACTTCGATGTACAAGTGAGCCATGTATCGATATAACGGCTATGCCTGTTTGCTTTTCAAATAGGTTGGTATGCCCGGCTGCATGAGAGATGCCTTTTGGTAAATACTCACCATCCAACACAATTCCATCATGATCCAGACGCGGAGCTAATACTGAGAGTATGGTATTGAGTTTATGCCGGGCGAGCATTAACGGACTGCCCAAAACATGGGAAGCGATATAGGGATAGTTCATTAGTTACCTTTTGGGGAAAATGGGTGTGAAAGTTAGCGCTTAGCCTGACGTAATAGAATTTTTTGTTTGTAATAGATTGGTTGTCTATCAACCCGTTTTATTAAATATCTGAACCCCTTGAAGCAGTCCTTCAGTTAGTTTTAACTAGAGACAGTTTACAATCATAAGCCGACGGTCGTGACTAGGTAAGAACATCAGAAAGCAGACATTACGCGCTTGTTATGGCTTCACTTGCGTACAATTGCAGCCGCCTCACTATTATAATTATTCCAACTCCACGACCTGGTAGGCTTGTGAGTATAGTGACGCCTTCCAGAAAAGCCCACCATTGAGAGGGATTTGAAAGCCTCTAAAAAGCTAAGATCACCGTCGGTGATAACAGTGTCACCAAAAAACGAAAGCGCTTTAAGTTCCGTGAGGGATCTAACCACTGACAAAGTTTCAATCTCTTTGCAATTTGATAGCTGCAATACTTTAAGCTGTTTTAGTGACGACAGTTCTTCAACCGTGTTTAGTTTCTTAGAACCATCTATTGTTAGCCACTCTAGATTTCTTAGTTTACCAAAGCCACCAATATGCTCAAGTTTACGACAGTTTAAGAGTACCAATTTTCGAAGATTACTAAGATCGCTAATTAGTTCAGGCTCATTAAAACTGGAATTGCCAATTGTTAGATATTCGATATTGGTAAGATTCTTGAGATTGTGAAAGCTTTTCAGCTTAAATTCGTCAATATACAAATAGAGAAGAGAGCTACATTCAAAAATGGATTCTGCACCCTTACCATAGCCAATAAAACATCGCCCAAGATGTTGAAGACTGCTAAGGTCTAGCTTGTCTTTCCAATGACAGGATATACTGAGAGATCTAAGATTTTCTAAGGTCTCTATTTGTGTCAGCGTATCTACAGGTGTGTAGATAATATTAAGTAACTCAAGTTCTTTTAGATCGAGTAAAAAGTCAAAGTTATCGCACTTAAACCCTTTTGCATAATTGAGATATAACCCTTTAATCTTCTTTTCTCGCATAAAATCAACAAGTTCTCTATTCCACTTACCTTTGACAATGAGCGAGTTTGCTTGGTCATCTAACTCACCATGTATCGGAGCAGCCGTTTGACCATCCGGATTAGTAACTATCTCTATTTCAGTGCCCGATACTTTCATGCTTCCCTTGAGCCATAACGAGGCTGTAGAAAAACCTGATAAAAGCACAAGTTTTTCACATCATTGTTTAGTTTTGTTGTTATCATTAATTTTAATACTTTCCGTTGTTTATATTTGTATCTATATAATAATGCTATATATGCCTGCTACGTCTGGTGACCTCAACCGGTCATTCGCTACTTAACCTTTATGTATCTCTTTAAGTCAGCTTTTGGCCACAGCAGTCATTAACCTTCGAATTACGGGGACACAATACTTAATTTTACGAATTAAGTATTGTGTCCCAAGATCTCGAACTGTATCCTGAAATGAAAAAACAAGCAGCTTAATAATTTAGGCGACAACTATCTTGAAAAACTCCGATATCTTAATTCAAATAAAACTAATTTTTCACTCTGTCCCAAATATTCATAAATCATTTTTTGGGTATTTTAATGCACGGTATCAAAAAATTGGCAAAAGCTAAAGTCAGAGTACAAGACCCTATCATCACCCCGAGAGTGAAAATCCTCCATTCTGACAAGTCTTCGTTCGCCGCTTACACACCAAACAAGCTTTAAATCCTCACTTGCAAGTAGATCCATCAACAAACCTTTTCGAATATAGAAAAGAGAACGGCTGTTACTATCAGAAACTCCTTTGGTTGCAATATTTTTTGCAGCAAGCTTCCCATCAGAGTCATAGTACTCAAGCGATGCAGGGTCAAAAACAAGGTTAAGCTTATCAAATAGCATTGGAGTCAGAATAGTGGAATGCACTCCAGGGATAGCACTATTCTCAGAATCAAACGTATACTCCGCCACTGTTAAATGAGTATTAACATATTCTACCTTCGGCACTTCAATTGTACTAACAACCTTGGTATCAGATATAGAGATGGTTGTAGTGCCATCATCATTTTTAATATATTTAATGTCTGGTTTCTCTATTTTCTTAATCTCACTACCAACAGTTATCTCAAACTTTGCATCCGAAACAAGGCTGTATAAATAATTCTGATATAGCTCACCAGCATACAAGTAATATGTCTGTTCCATACTCGGCCTTGAAACACTACCTTGCTCTAAATTTTCATAACTCGACCTCAACTTTTCTGATGAACCTATGTCGAGCAAAAAAGCCTTAACATCCGCATAAAAACTACGATCTAATGATTGAGATTCTTCAACGATGTGTCCATTCAACAGCACCCAACCGCCAGAAACATCATCTATAGTCTCTACTGTAGTAAATGCACCTAAATCCGGTAAAGGTGAATTGGTAATCCATTGAGCTGTATTTACATTTGTCACAGCCAGATAATATGTTGAATCATCAGGCTTCTCCTCAGTAGGCTCGGGGAAATTTGGATCTATATCAACAGTAAATCGCCCTTCCTCGTTCTGCAACTTGCCCTCATCCAGCAATTGACCTGCCATTTCATAATAAGCAATCCAAGAATATTTTTTACCATAGCGCTGAGTTTTAGCATGACCTTGCCGGCCATAGTAATGACTAGCATTGGCATCAATGCTTTTCTCTATTTCGGAAAATTTTTCACTACTCCATCCCAGTTCCTCTATGCGCCATAGTATTTTCGCCCGAACTTCTTGATAAATAGGTTGATCGTAATCGTAATTTCCACGTTCCGGAACAAGCCTTCCTATTGTATAATTCTCAAAATCCATTCGGAAAGGTGATTCAGCCCCTACCGATCTTGATTTCTGTTCTTTGACCTCCCATCTCAGCCTTGGCATTGATGGGAACGGAAAAGTAGAATTAACTAGCTGTTCCCTGTTAGCATTCTGTGGAGACGATTCATTCACAAGTTCAACAAGTTTACTTGCATAGTCCCTCGCCAATATATGTGTAGTTGGATGACTCGCTGACTTATCAAACATACGCTCACACAATTTTTTTGTAAACAATTCAACATCTGGTTGTAGCACTTCCTTGCAAGTGAAAAACATTGCTACACCATAACTTGCAGCAAGCAATCGTTCACTAACATAAGGGTCGTTAATTTCTAAAGACTCAATCGTCATTTCATATAATTTATCTACAGCTCCTCGCCCATACCAATAAAGAGCCCTTGTTGCATAGTCACGAAGATCCATACAAGTAGAAGTGAGCACCCAACTAATCCAACGAGCTTTAAGACGATCTCCTTCTGACCTGCTCAAACAATCAGACTTCCAATGTTCTTCAAAACGCTGAATCTCCTTTAAAACATCATCATGATGCATTCTTATAAATTCAGTCCAAGATAAATCTCTATCTGCCATCGTAAGTGTTTTCAGAACGGAATTTAAGAAATCAGCATTAAGCGGATGTCTCCCAGAAGACCGTACTCTTTTTAACCGTAAAAATGTACTTGATTCAATCTTGCAACTTAATAGTAGCTGTCTATATTCATCTTCAGTTTCAGCACAGAAGTCATCAGCATCTATTAATGTTGAAATTTCAAGAATATTATCTCGATAGTCATCTGGTACTATCTCCCAAAACTGCTTCGATAATCTCTTTGGTAGCAACGCCACCAATGCATGCACTATATCTTGAGATAATTGATGACTGATGCCTCTATTTCCAAACAGCATATCAATACAAGGCGGATCATTAACCCAGTTACCATCAACATCATTTTGGTTCCGTTTTAACAAAGCATCAGCTATTACATATCCACCTAGACGATCATAAATTGGTGTCAGCACGTAAGAATATGGCTCATCTCCAGGGTCACGAAAAAGTATTCCTTCTTGAGATAACAAGTTAACAATATTTTCATCCCAAACGCGGCCTTGCTGGCCTGCAGAAAAAAGAAACTGCTCTTCACTTATATGCCTTTGACCTGACTCCCAAAGCAATAATCCTAGATGATAAATAGCCTTCCTAACATCTGTAGGTCTATATGGTGTCTCTAGATTTGGCATTTCTGAAATACGCTGAGCAGCGTATTCGATTTGACTGTGAAATAATGTTGTAATTGAGGAAGGAAAACGATCAACTTTCACCACATGTTTGGCATGTCGGTTTGTCGCGTCACAGAAAATTCTTAAATTCAATGGGTGGTTGAAAAAATCTTCTGGTATCTGCGACAAATCGGCTTCTATTTTATAATGATGGAAATAGCATATGACAGCATCTTTTGTAGCATCGCTAAATCCATTACACTCAAGATGAATGCAATTTTCTGGCAATGCCATTTGAGCAAAAGTTTCTCGGCTATTACTGTTGTTGTTACTGCGGAAACCATGAATGACTCTCGCCCTTTCACCTGTTCTTAAAGTACATACTAGTAGTACATTAGGGTAGTCATGTAACTGTTCAAGAACGGTAGCAAGTAGTGATTTCCATTCTCGCGGATCTTCAGCTTCATTAAGACCATCAATCACTATCGGCAAGCGGCAATTATCTCGACAAGCAGCAGCATCTAATGCAGCAAGTAAAGCAGCAAAATTTGGGAGGTTCTGACCATAAAATGAAACTCTTTGCGCTAAATCATCTAGGGTTAATCCCCGACGTAATTGGCGACCATGTAATAGTATCCCCGCAGGACGATCAGATTGAGGCGCTGTAATTTCCGCCGCCATCTGTGTTTTACCTCCGCCAGCATCAGCCATTACCGCCACAAAACTAAGCGATAGGCTCTTTGAAACATCATGGAGTAGTTTTTTGATGTCATTTATAAAAGCTAGTGCATTGGTAATTTCAAGAGAAAGGGGTAGGTTTCGCTTTCTTAACTGACGAAGAACATAATGGATATGAACATCAAGAGACCCTTCTGCATGCTCGAGCATCCCATATATCGACTCCATGTCTTCACCGCTTATACTTTTTTTGAAGAATTCCGAAAAAGCTGCAAACTCAGCACAAGTCTGCGCAAATTCATTCAACTCCCCATTCCAGTCAGCATAAATTGACCTGCTAGAAAATTGTTCTATCGTTTCACCTAGCCGGGCCAAAAACTCGCCCGTATGCTCAAACTCATTCCAAGCAGAGGACTCACCAAGAAATTGTCGTATCTCCTTTTCAGCATCAACCTGCTGATGCACTTCTTTAATCCATCGTTCTTTTATTGGCGCAACTGATTCACGATGCTGTTGTTCTAAAACTTCTGGCGTAAGTGCCAGCTCTCCGAAATACGACCCCTTGAGCAACAAGGCAGACCCATCCAGAGAACTTTCAATATCACTATCACTCCAAAGTTCTAATTGATAATTATGTGTTGACTGAAGTGAATAAAACCAATCTTGATCAGCTTTAGCTAAAGTAAACGGAGTCCATAGAATCCAGCGCGTTAAACCTGATACGTGCTCATCCGTTTTTTTCAAAGAGTGGAGGATTTGAGTTCGGCTATTTGCTTTAAGCTCATCATTAGCTTTTCTTGCAAACCACTTGCACTGCCAACCGACTTTGTCATCGCGGCTACCCAACTCAGAACTGTCTTGATTTAGATGTATATAATATTCCACACCAGGTTGGTTCTTACGTTCATATAATGGGCCATAACGTCCAAATCTACGCCGAACTATACTTCGGCATAGTTTTTCAAAATTGTCGGTATCTGGTCCCGATAAGCTTTTAAATTTTCCCCAATCAAGCATACTTTAATCCATTACTCTTTTTCGTCGGTCTCAGGATAATCATGAGCCGAAAACACCTCGACCTTTGCGCCATTGTGAATCATTATTTTCAAGATTGCCGATATATCATCTTCATCAGTAGAAATATGTATTTCATTGCCATTAAGCTCTACTGATATATCATATCGAAACTGCACTAACTCCAGAGGGCTTAAAGTGTATATGTTTTTTGATGACAACAATTTACCAACTTCATCACTATATCGATCTGTATTTACACCAAAATCAACTAGATCAGGAAGTTTATCAAATAACAACTTCAAAACCTCTTTCGTTTCTATTGCTTCACTTACTTCCTTGAATTTACCTATCATTACGAGATTCGTAGAGTGCTCCGCGCCGTAGCTTTTCCATATTTTCATCCAATTTCCTCAATGTACTCTTTGTTTAATCTTTGAAACGCTGACATTACACCTGTACTATCTATTGCCACACCAGAGCACTCAAATGATGTATTTTTGAGGTTGCCCGATGCGTCTATATGCGCAAATGCCGACAATTCAACCTCATTAAGCAATGCATTGGCTGTTGGGAAGCTATCTGCCCCGCCAGAACTGACAGCCAAACGAGTTGACCCTCGGTAACTTCCAACCCATTTGATTAAATTTTCAAGTGAAACATTATCAATCTTTGTGCCCTTTCCGACTGCTTCTTCTGGGAGAAGCAGTATCTCACAAGCTCCAACATCCTCAGCAATTTGTGCAGCATCATCAAGCCCATCTATAGTTTGACTATTGATCACATAATTGAGGCCAAAGGGAATCACATCCCTCATATTTCTAAGAATTTTTAATAGACTATCAAATGATCTATTGCGAATGGTTTCGTAGGTAGAACCAACACCATCCATACTTATACGTATAAAATTTATATTCCCTGCAAGCTGACTTAGCAATGCATCATTTAAACGATGACCATGCGTTGTCATTGTTATTGCTAGATTTGTCTGCGATTGACCAAACTTACAAATATCAACTAAGTCAGAATGCAAAGTCGGCTCTCCTCCGCCAAAACCAACTCCAAAACAACCATGTTCATCAAGCTCTGAAATCCATCGTTTTACATTTTTTGAATCGAGAGCAGCTTTTTGTTTTGGTGCATAGCAATGAGGGCAAACCAAATCACATGCATTAGTTAATGCGATAGAAACTTGCCTAGGTGATGTACTCCATGATGATTGAGGTGGTATTTCTTCATCAAGCAGTATATTAGCTCCCGTTTTTCTATCAAATAGGTGGACACCATCAGGTCCTCTACGTACTTTCATATACTTCTCTTTTATCTCGCTCTTTGTTTCATTGTAAAGAGTTTTTATGCAACATAACAGAGTAAGGAAACTTATAAAAAAATCGAAACTAATATCCAGTTCTTAAGAAAATAATTAGAACTATAAAATGGACACCCAGTATATGTAGTCACGGAGTCATATGTAGTCATGGGGTCAAGCCTTACATTTTGTAATTTAAAACATATCAATAAACACATTATGTTTAACTATGTTAGCAAACTCTAAAAGGCTGCTTTGTGGTGTTCAGCGACCACTCTGCTTTTTAGTCCAGGTATTACGGCCTTATCTTCATGTATGGACGCTAACATCAGGATAGCGGACCTTTTGAAGCGATTGTTAAACGTTTTCATCTGCAAACTCATTTAAAAACTCCGAGAATGGCTTGGTGCCCCAACTTTCCCACATGCTTTTTACATATAGAAAGAAGTCGTCACTTTCTGCATCTATGGAATCATATGTCGGGTCGATTAACCAAAAGAATAAGCCTTTTGGTTTGTACCAGATAGAAAAGATTAATTTACCTTTATGACTGATTCTGAAGTTCCTAAAAAAGTAATAACCATGCAATGTAACAGTGTACTGAGGTATTAGCCGCCATATATTTTTCTTGTACTGTAGTATTAACGATTCATTATCTCGATGGAACGCAAAGTATTTA